AATGCGGCTGAAGAATGAAGAAGCCCTGCTGCATTGGCCCCTGGCCCAACACATCATCACCGCGGGCTGGATCTACAATGACGGCAGCCTGCACCGGGCGCTGGATTTCCGCGCAGCGGTGGGCACGCCAGTGTACGCTGCGGAGGCCGGCACGGTTGCAATCGCGTACCACTGGAATGGCAAGCGCACCAGCGGCGATACAAACAGCTATGGCAACATGGTCAAGCTGAAACACGCTACATACAAGTATGGTACGCTCGAAACGCTGTACGCACATCTTAATAAGATTGTTGTCAAGCAAGGTCAGCAGGTGCAGGAGGGTCAGCTGATCGGCTACAGCGGCGATACCGGCAACTGCTATGGAGCACACCTGCATTTTGAAGTGCGCTGGAAAGGCCAGCGTACCAACCCGCTGAACTGGCTGGATGCTGATTTCAGCACGGCCAGCAGTGCGGTCAAGCTGGGCAGTTACAGCAGCATACAACACACAGAGGAAGTGAAGCGCATGTATTATGCAATCGACGTATCGAAACACCAAAACAAATTTGATTGGCAGGCAGCCTACAGCAAGGGCATCCGCCACGCCATGCTGCGCGCCGGGTATGGCCGTTACAGCAGCCA